CTGCTCCTACAAGAGCAGCTTTTTAGGGCTAAACGTAGATTGTTGCAATTGAGGAGAAAGAAGGACGAGGCTTAAGCCTCGTCCCCTTCTGTTGTAACCTTCGGTTTTTTCATGTTACCGTTTTTGGTGGCCTGCGGAGCGGGTTCTGCCGCGGCCGCGGGCGCGGCCTTTGGCTCTTCTGGGGGATTAAAAATCCCCCATTTCACACACTGTTCTCTGTTTTTTTCGTCCCCAATATATTCGAAAAATCCGGATATGCTGTTTTTGAATTGATTACGTAATTCAGCCGGAAGCATTTCGAACGACTGTTGGGCTTTCGCCACCTTATCCAGGTTTTTCGCGTATTCTCCGAGCTCCGTAAAGTCGCCGAATCGCTCTTTTGCACGTTTGACATGCTCTATAATTCCTGTTTTGCGATACTTCGCAAGAATATTGTTGATGTCCACCTGTTTTCCAAAGTGAACCTGGGTCCTGCCGTCATCTTTCCAGGGTGCGGGTACGGAGATCCGTTCCGAAAATCTATTTCTCACTTTCATGGCTTTCCTTTCATGCGCGGTTGCGCTTTTTCGACATGGTAATCATCGCTCAGTTTGTCTCCGAGCCATTTTCCGAATTCGTTTAAGTTTTTGGCTCCACTTTGAAGAGCCTCATTCGCTTTTTCCATAATGGTCGATTCCGGGCCTAGGACATCTGCTTCGCGCTTCGTTTTACGCGAAGTCTCTCTATTGAGTTGGGCAGCCGTTTCGTGTTGTTCCGCCTGTTTGTCCATCACCTTCATCTGCTTTTCAGTCAGCGCGGCTTCGATCGCCGAGCTCACAGCTTTTTGATAATCGGGCGTGTCCGCCTTGTCCACGTCAGGAAGCCCGGAAGAGGGGCTCGATGCGCCTGCCCCTCCTCCGGCGGACAATATAGGGTTGAGGCCTGCTTTCCTTAAGTCTTCCACCTCCCGTTGGTGAGCGGTATTAGACATTCTTTCCATCCAAGCCTTATTTCTTTGGTCGTCCTCGACAGCCCAGTCATGGGCCTCGCCCGACGCATTTCGTGCTTGTGATCCACCAAAAAGGCTCGCAATGCCTCCAGCTATTCCGCCTATTGCTGCTCCCCAGCTCATTAGATCCTCGTCAATCCAGGCGCAGAGTAAACCGGCATTACACGAGCCGAAATATTCTCCACGAGCGAGTCGAAGATAAAGTGAGGTTCGGCCGGAACCGCAATACAGCGGTCTACCGGAGCGTTTTCTTGAATAAATGTGTTCCCAAGTGTGGGCAGAGCTGAAAATTCTTCCGCCAAATGCCAAGCGTCGAGCGAGCTGGCTGCTGTGCTCCTAAAGATGCCTGTAATTTTGGAGGTCTTGAACCGATACTCTGCCCAGCGTTCCTGATAACCAAACGGATCGGTATTTCCAGTAGCGGCCGCCGGATTAGCCCAAATCTCTTGATTAAGGACCGCCTGTTCGCCCAGGTTGGCGAAGTTCGGATAGTAGTACTCAAATCGGGTTTGACGACTCCAGTGTCGATCAAGACCTTCTTGATAGGAAAGATCGCTACGAACTGCCACAAGTCCAAATACGTATCCGAACTCGGTAAACGATTTTACAAATCCATTACCGTGAGACGCAACAGTACCAAACGCCGCAAGGTTACCCTGCGGCGTTCCGTCTGTCTCGCTCTGCTGCGCGACCGGATGAATATTAACCATCGAACGGCTGTACCCAAGGAATTCCGGCCGCTGAAGTCGGAAATCCGGATTGATCACTCCGTAATGGTTGAAGAGCATCTCAATGAACCGCGTGCCGCCGCGCATATCGATTTCATAGGCCTGCTGGATCACGACGGCTTCGCGCCACTCGTTAACCGTGGCCGCCGTGGCCGTGCTTAGGTCCGTCTGCATACCGGTTTGATTTCCCCATTTCCACTGATACACACCACCGGGATCGATTGCCGGCGTAAGGCGTGCTGGAGATGTCTGCGTTGCAGCCGCTATGTTGCTTTGCCCTGTCCAGCTCAATGTAGGATTGAGGTCGTTTGTGACGACAGGAGCCGTTGATCCGAGCGGAAGTTCTACGTCAGGGCCTTTCTGCGGCTCCGGCCGGGCGGTTGTAAAGTAATCTTTGAATTTGCAGACGCGCTTAAGTTGATAGTCGGCGAGTGAATCCGGGCCATCGTCCAAATCCACCACCGGTGAATCTTGCAAGTCTTGGTCCCGAAACCACTCACGCCAGATGAGATTGTACATACGAAAAGGAAGTGCCGACACCTTATCCAAGTACTGTTTTCCTTGCATCGGGAGACCGAAATTGTCCCAAAGCGAACCGACATCGGAGTTGGCTGCAACCGTCGCGGAATCGATAACGGGAGTCGTAAAGTCCACAGAATCGTCGGGGTCAAGTCTCTCTCCGTGCTGTTTAACGAAATTTGTCCAAACAAGTCGATTTGGCACGAAAAACCAAAAGGTTTCGAGATACATATTATCCATGATCGGATAAATCGGCGTAGCGAGCCGAGCAAACATCGATGCTCTAACATTAAATGTGTCTCCTGGAAGAACGTCGTCCAAATAAAATGGAATAAGTAACCCTTCGTCAAAGGTATGTTTATGACGAGAAACTCTCTTAAATTGACTGCGTGGCCTTTGTACCTGTGGAACTCGTGCGAAGTGATCCTGAAATGCGCTTTTAATCATTGTTTTCTCCGTTGTTGTTAAAAAACCTGGGGAAGGATAACCCCAGGATAAAAATTACTGCTTTTCTCCTAAGGAAGTCTGGAAATCCTGAACGAGACCTAAGCAATTTTTATTCTCGTAGAGCTCTACTGCCCCCTTAAAGGGATCGTACTCACCGATTTCGAAAATTGCAAAGTCCTGAGGGTGTTTTGCCCATACCATCTGGCCCTGTTTCAGGGCGTCTTGAACATCGCGAATGAACATGCCGCGCGTCTGGACTGTAATCGGCGGACCGTAACTAGTAGACTTCTGATCCTTAAACACAAAAATCTTGTGTTTTTCGATTGTACCAATCAATTCTTCATGCTGACGTTCACGGCTTTTGCCTGTGGACATAATCGATTCTCCTTTTTTCTTTGAGGTGTTGGAAGATTCTCGCTTTTGCTTTCGCACGGGCGAGCAGACCGTCTCCTTTTTCAATACACTTTGCCCGTTTGTTTTCCGCCTGCAACTTCTTTTTAACTTTGAACGCGGCGAATTCAATTGGGTGTTCTTTTTTAATGTATTCCAGGAAATACCGGGGCGCCGGATATTGGGCCTCGAGCGTGTGCACACGGCCGGTGACAAGAACGTCCTTCCAGTACTGAGAGACCCAGGCTTTTCCTATGTGGTGGCCGAAGCGGCCGTATTGCTTTTTTTGATGACCATGGTTGGCCTCGGGTTCATCGTAAACGTCTGTAACATAAGCGCTCACGTAGAGCGCAAGATCCATCGTGAGAGGTTCTACTTCGACGGTCCCTTTGGACCAACAATCTCGGAGAGAATCCGAAGTATGAAGAGGATGACCCTTTTTACTATAAAATCCCGTTGGTCTGAGGTCTGAGAAGTTATGATTGAAAATAATCCCATGAAAGTGCTTTCTCCCGAATGTGTCGCCGTATTCGCCACACATAACTTGTTTAATTTTTTTGAACGTTTTCGAATATTCCTTGCCATGCCGTTTACCTCCTCGATCTCGGAGTAAACAGTATTTAGCTTGACAGAATTTTTGCCGAAAGTTCTTCAGAAATTGCGCCCACTCATTGTGGTCGAGCTCACCGTTTCCTAAATTCTCATTGTTGAACGTGAGCGTGATAAAATAAGACTTCTCGGGCCAAGACTCGGCCTCGAGCATGATCCTAAGAGCTTTTGAATATCTGATGTCTACGCGACACAGCTCACATTTACCGCAAGGTAGGTCTGTGGTATCGTCGTAGAGAATTTCCATCGCGTCCCGCTCCGCGAAGCGTGGACCGAGAAATTTGAAACCTTCGAGGCGTGAATAGCCCCCAAGGTTGGGTCTGGAACAAGCCATCTGTTCTGGACCTTTTTTTTACAGCCGAATGCCGCCGCGGCTGCCCATCTTAGGAATGTGATTTATTTTTTTTGACACTGTGTTTTTGCGAAACGTGCGTTTACTTTTGCTGCGTGACATAGACTTACGATAAGCCATTTTTCCCCCAAAAACATGTTTATGCCTTATTCTTCGGCAGGGCCTTCCGAAAAGGCAAGACTTTTCTTCGCTTTAGCTCAAAAAGTCAGCTAGCACAAATATAACAAGTAGGATGGTTGTGCTAGCCCCCACCCTTTATTTCCCTCCCCAAACCAGTTGGGGAGGGCCGATTTAACTTCGTATACGTCGATTAGCGACGCGTTAAGGGGTAGGGCCTACCGCTGCCCTACCCCTAACACCCCGACCCACTGATCGGGGCTTCCAGAAGCCCCTTCTGCGACCGGAGCCTAAAGGCTCAATCGGTCGATATGGAACGGCGCAATGTTGGCGCCGTAAGACCAGGGGAGTTTTTAAGAAATTATTGTCGCGCACGCGGTTGGAGTTCGCACGCGCGTTTTTATTTTTGGTTTTGTTCCCTGGTTATTTTGAATTGTACCACGAACGCTTCGGTTCAACGGCCGCTGCGCTAGTACCGTTGACGTCCTTCGCTTTACTCGTGAGTTTTTTGTTTTTTTATAACCTGTTTCCAAAGGAGGAAACGATGAAGAAGAGAACGAACGCTCAACGGCAAGCCGATTATCGCTTTCGTAAGAATGTATATAGTACCGAGGATAAAATCCTCTATTACGAGGAGAGATTGCTGCTCCTACAAGAGCAGCTTTTTAGGGCTAAACGTAGATTGTTGCAATTGAGGAGAAAGAAGGACGAGGCTTAAGCCTCGTCCCCTTCTGTTGTAACCTTCGGTTTTTTCATGTTACCGT